CTGGTGGCAAACAAATGAGCCGACAGATGCGTGGCCGTAAAGCAAAGGCTCAAAGAGCGAGGCTCAAGGAAACTGGTAAGGTGGACGATGCAGCAGCGTTACTTGGGGCTATGCTTACGGAATAACTGTAAGGAAATAGGATCATGGCAGTAATTACAGATACTTTTTTAACCTACGATGCTAAAGGCATCAGGGAAGATTTATCGGATTTAATATCTGATATTTCTCCTACGCAGACTCCGTTCCAGAGTAATGTCGGAACGAGAGATGCAGAGAATACTTATTTTGAATGGCAGACAGACTCTTTGGCAGCAGCTTCAGCTACACCAGTGGTTGAAGGTCAAGACTTGAGTACCTTTACAGCAGTCACTCCGACTGCCCGTATGGGGAACTACTGTCAGATCAATATGGTTGATTTCATCATCTCAGGGACTGAGCAGACTGTATTAAAAGCTGGTCGTGCTTCTGAGGTAGGTTATCAAGCAGCGAAGGCAGCAAAAGAGCTAAAGCGAAATGTAGAAAAAGCAGCACTGCTCAATGGAGTGGGTGCTGTTGTTGGTGCTACAGCTACAGCTAGAGTAACTGCTGGTTTACCTGGTTGGCTTAAAACCAATCAAGAATCCACTAACGTAACAGCACCTAGTTATACGGGTTCAACCCCAACAGGTGCAGGAGAGGTCTGGAAGACTTTCGGAACGCCTACAGCGTTTACAGAAGCAATGTTGCAAAGTGTTATGCAACAGGCGTTTACCAGTGGTGGTGAGCCATCGATGTTGATGGTAAGTCCTTACAACAAAACTGTTGTGAGTGCATTTACAGGAATCGCTGGAAGTCGGTACAATGTGGATGGTGCAGAGCCGTCCGTAATCATCGGAGCAGCAGACATTTATGTCAGCGACTTCGGTAATTTGTCTGTTGTGCCAAATCGCTTCTTCACCACAGTGAAGGATGCTGGTTCAGCAGCGTATAACGATTGGGCTTTCTTGATTGACCCTGATGAAGTCAAGATTGCTACATTACGTCCATACAGCATTGATGCTCTTGCTAAGAGTGGAGATGCCGACAAGCGTATGGCACTAACTGAATGGGGGCTTCAAGTTAACAACGAAGCTGCTCATGGTATTGTCGCTGGAATTAAAGCAGCAGCATAACCTAATCTTAACCCTAAAGGGGTGGGGGCATTAGCCCTCACCCTAATAGGCAGGAACTAATGAAAAGAATACTTGATTACGATCCGCTAACAAAAACAACTCAGTGGTATCATTATGACGAGTCTACAAAGCAACATGGATTGCAGACTGAGCAGGATGTTACCCATATCATAGAAGGCACTAAATCAGTATTTAATCAAGTAGATGAACGTGCGAATTGGAAAGGTGATACCCATCATGTCGCTTCAATACCGATGAGTATTTATCACCAGTTAGCAAAAATATCGAATAATTTTAAGGATCAAAAAGTGATTAAGAAATGGCTGAACGATCCCGACAATAGAGTATTCAGAACGAGGCCAGGTAGAGTCTAATGGCAATATCAACGTATGCAGAGCTCCAAACAGCAACAGCGAATTGGCTAGATCGAACTGATTTAACGGCCCGTGTACCTGAGTTTATTGATCTTGCTGAGTCTACATTTAATCGCACGATTCGTAATCGTCAGATGATAACCAAGAATGATTCTTATTCACTTGATAGCCGATATGTCAATCTACCTACTGACACATTAGAGGTCATTAGGATTGTCGTGGATGTAACCCCACAAATCACGCTACAATATCTCACGCCAGAAGAGATAGCGGAAAGACGTAACTCATCAAGTACAGGCCGTCCACAATATTTCACTGTTGTAGGTGGTAGTACGAATCAGATAGAATTACTTCGTTCACCAGACGAAACTTATACATCTTCGATTCTCTACTACACAAAGATTCCTGCACTAAGTGATTCAGCTACTACGAATTGGTTGTTGACTAGCCATCCGGATATTTATTTGTTTGGGACGTTGGTCGAAGCAGAGCCATACTTAAAGAACGATGAGCGTATGCCTATGTGGAGTGCTAGGCTAGGCAAGGCTTTAGAAGAATTGAAATTGCAAGGAGAACGTGAGATGCACACAGGATCGTCATTACGAATGCGATCAAGGGTACTAGGATAAAATGGCTACAACAACAAATTTAGGACTAACGAAACCTACAGTTGGAGGAGACTCTGATGCGTGGGGTGGGTATCTCAATAATGACCTGGACTACATTGATGCAATGTTTGCTAAAGCATCTACGTCAGTCACGTTTCATGTTAACAACCAGAATATATCGGGCAGTAGCTATAAGCTAGATCAGATTAAAATGGGCGATGACCGAGCATTACAGTTCGGAGCAGCTCCCGATTATTGGCTGATCTATGACAATAGCAATACACAGTTTGAGCTGAACTCCACAAATGTAGATGGTGGTGGCACAGATGGTGTAGTCTTCTATGTCGGTGATGGAACCGATGATGTTGTATTTACAGGCAATATTAGTGCAGCCCAGGTAGACATTCTGGCCGAAGGCGACTTAAGACTTCAGGATGCGTCAGGTGGTCAGTACGTCGGTCTTGATGCTCCAGCCACAGTTAGTGGAACATACACACTCACCTTCCCTGCTGCCGTAGGTGCAGTGGACCAAGTGCTAAGTCTTTCTAATACAGACGGCACTCTCCAGTGGGCCACACCAGAGGTCGGTGACATTACTAGTGTAGTCGCTGGAACTGGACTATCAGGTGGTGGAACTTCTGGAGCAGTCACACTGAATGTAGAGGCATCACAGACTCAGATTACGGCTGTAGGCACATTAGCAACAGGAACATGGTCAGCTACTACAATAGCCGTCAACAAGGGTGGTACGGGACTTACTAGCTATGCAGCAGGAGATATTCTTTATGCTAGTGGTGCAACGACTTTAGCCAAACTAGCTAAAGGATCTGATACAGAAGTCTTAACCCTGGCTTCGGGAGTTCCCACTTGGGCAGCTCCTACTGTTGGTGATATTACTAGCGTAGTTGCAGGAACAGGACTGTCGGGTGGGGGAACCTCTGGTGACGTTACGCTAAACGTAGAAGCCTCACAAACACAGATTACGGCTGTAGGTACAATTACCACGGGTGTATGGAATGGCACAGCGATTGCAAATGCTAATCTGGCGAACTCATCAGTGAGCTATGGTGGAGTATCGGTTGCACTAGGGGCATCTGATGCAACTCCAGCCTTTAATTTGAGTGACGCAACAGCTTATGTGGGGGATTCTAGCTTGGTCACTACTGGAGCATTAAACTCTGGATCAATCACTTCTGGATTCGGGGCTATTGATGTCGGTAGCTCCAATATTGATGGTGGCACGATTACCGCTGACACAGCATTAGTCGGCACACTTTCTACGGCTGCTCAAACTAACATCACTTCTGTCGGAACCCTAACATCGCTTACCACCTCTGGCGATATTGTGATCGATGCTACAGACAAGATACGGCTAGACGGATCGGCATCAGGGAACACATACATTTCCGAAAGTGCTGCGGACACAATAACCTTCACTACCGAAGGGCTGGATGCTTTCGTTTTTGGTGGGTCTGGAAACCCCTACTTGCGAATCCAAGCACTTAACACTGGTGTGGGAGCCGTGCAGTATTACGAAGATGATGGGGGGAGTGGCCAGGTGCTTCACTTCCAAGCAGGGGTTAGAGGTGCAGACAACAAATATTACATCAGTTCTAACGCCACCATCCACTCATCGTATGCGCTGAGGGCCGACGGCCAGGACGTAGATATTGGTGGCGAACTGACTGCTGCAACTAAAACCTTCCGTATTGACCACCCCCTCACAGACATGGCTGACACACATACTCTGACCCACGCTTGTATTGAGGGGCCAAGAGCAGACCTTGTATACAGAGATTCTGTAGTTTTATCTGGTGGAAGTGCTAGTGTTGACTTGGATGAATCGGCTGGCATGACAGACGGAACATGGGAGGTACTGTGTCGTGATCCACAGGTCTTTTTACAGAATGATACAGGATGGTCGGCACTCAAGGGATCGGTTTCAGGCTCAACACTGATTATTAGTTGTGAGGATACAAACAGCACCGACACAATTAGCTGGATGGTTGTGGCTGAAAGAGATGACCCAACATATCTCGCTAGTAACACAACAGACGATGATGGCTTGCTAATTATAGAAGCAGAAAAGCCTGAAGACGTTGAAGATGGAAGTTGATGCCGTGACTACGTTAATTTCTTTACTCGCAGTCCCAGCAGCAGCAGGGGCAGCTTATGGTGGGGTCAGAGCAGGGTTGAATGGAGCTAGACAGTCTATCGTACAAATTGAAAGAATCGTTGGTCGTTTAGATGAAAAAATTGACGATCATGGAGAAAGAATTACTATATTAGAAGTAGAAACTCGTAACTTAAAAGAGGACAAGAAGACATGACTGCCGAATCGGAGATGCTCGTCAAGCCAAGCAATAAAGTAGAACTAACAGAAGAACAGGCCGAGATATGGAGACAAGTGTTTGCAGAACGAAAACAAGTACAGGAAACTGCTCAAGCTCTCGACCAGAAGATACACACGATGATGGCTGCTGCAGGATGGGCCGGTAACAACATCGTAGAAGGCGATTTAGGGGACGAACCCTTTTTTGTACTAGAGCCTGTAGAGGCTGAAACTACAGAGTGAATACATGGCTAGACCGCAGTATATTAATTTACAGTTTCAACCAGGTCTGTTTAAGAACGGCACAGTCTACCAGGCACAGGGTCGGTGGTATGATGCCGATCTTATGCGTTGGAGCAATGGTGCTATTGGCCCTATTGGTGGATGGAGAGCTTGGGGAGCAAGTACCACTGCTGTAACAGGTGTCCCCAGAACATCAGTTACATGGA